TATTTCTTGGTTTTTGGTGGCTTGCGCCTCATTCTCCTTGAATCTATTGAAAAAGCTTTCTGCTTCTGTTTGATTAGAACTACCGGTAGACCTCAACTTGATGTCATCATAGTATTTGTTCTTAGTTTCTTCCAAAAACTGTTTAGCTTTTGCAACTTCTTCTTTATACGCAATCTTTTTCTTGCGTATTTCGTTATCCTCATCTATGTCTTCGTCGAATGCAAAGTTATCATCGATAACAAAAGCAATCTCCTCAGCGCTAAGATGTGGCTTAGTGTGTTTATAATATTCTTTTACTAGCACGTTTTTATCAACATCGTCGTAATTTGTGTTTAATCTTACATAGTCCTGTATGTCTCCGCCTGTATCCTGCATGAAGTTAACTAACTTCTCAATATTTTCAGGCAATGTTGGTTGTATTGGAGCAGTTTTAGCTACGGGTGTTTCTACAGCAACCTCTTCTTTGGTAACTTCCGTTAATGTAGGTGTTTCCTCTACAACTTCTTTAACAACCTGTGCAGGTTCTGAAGGTATAACCACTTTAGCTATATCTGGTTCTGTGCTTTTTTTATTTAACGTAACCTTAGGTATATCTGTACTAGTGTCAATCAACGGCTCTTTAATAGCCGCTCGCTTTTGATCATCTGTTTGTACGACCTCCGGCTTTTTCTTTTGTTGGATCTTAAAAGTTCCTTCTGTTTTTTCCATAAAATAATATATAATTGTTTAAATAATTCTAGCTAGGCTCAAATGAGCTTAAATCAAAGCTACCCATAACGTCATTGCCTTGTGACTCAAAATTCTTAGGCATTCCATCTGTTTGTCTTTGCTGTATCATTTCGCTTTGCTGTGTAGCCTGCATTTTTGTTCGCTTGTCTTTACGATCTTCAGTTTCGCTCAACTTAGATTGCTCAGCTTGCACTTTTCCTTGTGATAACTGCATGTTATACTCAAACTCTTTCGCCATAAGCATTTCTTTCATTTGAGCTTCCATCTGCATTCTTTGTATTTCAAAATCAGCTTTAGCTTTTTCTATTGCTATTTTCTCAGCTGTCAGCGCTTGTTGCTTTTGAACTTCCTGCATTGCAATCTGTTCTTGAGCCTGAGCATTTGCTTGCGCTTGTGCTTGCGCTTGAGCAGCTTGAGCTTGTTGTGCTGCTTGTTGTTTTTTCTGACGCTTTAATTTTAGCATTTGATTAGCTAGCTGTATGTTCTTGATATTTCTAATATCAATTGCATCTTCAATATCTATACCCCCTTGCTGCAACGATGTATTAATATTGTTTGTTAATTCAGCTTTTTCTTCATCATCGGGTTCTAACTCTAACATTATGCCAAAATCATATAAATTTGAATTTGCTAACTCCCTCAACGTATTAACGTTTAATGCTGATATCGAATTCTTAAGGGAATTTTCAGTTAATGGATTAGCTATTACATCTGTTAACTTTAAAGAGATTATCTCTGCAGTTCTTAACGTTAAAAATAAAGATGCTTTTAATATATGGTTTGTAGCAGTATTAGATGCGTTAGCCGCTATCTTTTGTAATCCTACTAAAGCATTAGCATCTGGCTGACTACCATCACGAGCTTCGTTGAGTCCTGTTACATCTCTAATCATTTGCAAGTTATAATTGTATGCTGCAATTAAAGATTGTATTTTACTTGATCCGCTCCCAGTTTGTAATTCCTGAATAGGTATTTTACCTCTATTCATGTCGCCTTCTTGTGTAAGTGATCTACCTACAACCGAACCTGTTTGGAAGTACATATTAAGTGCTTCTGCTGGGTTGTATGTTGTACCGTTACCTAAATCAACTTCTGCTAAACCATCTACGTCTAAGTACACCCCATCTGGTACCATCTTAGATAATACTTGTTGTAACTTTAAATTTGTTAAGTTAATGATATCGGCAAAGCCTATACACTTACTTATAAGTGATTGTATTTTACCTTTATACATTCTAGGTGCTGCTGCTGCATAACTCATTACAACTTTGGTTGTATCTGCCATAGGGCGAGTCATGTTTTCAGCTAACTCCCATCTAAGCATTATATCGGTGTTCATTATTTTAGCTCCCTGGTATAATACCTCTATCGTTCTTGATACTCTTTCGAAGTTATCGTTTGGCGGAGGATTAAATTCATCCGTTTTTTCAATAGCTTTTTCTAAACCTGTATCTGTTCTTTTGATTTTAAATACTTGATTCATAAAAGTTTTATATTCAAAATATAATACTTGAACCGTATCTCTATTATTATTCATAAACCCTGTAACGTTAGATCCGTTAATTGGGCTCGATTGTATTTTTTCTAAATCGCTATCGCTTATATTAGGAAACTCTTTTTTAAGTTCTGATAGTGTTATTTGTTTTACTTCACCGAAATAATATAAATCGCTAAAATAGGGATCTTCTGTATATGACCAAACGCATTTTGCAGGGTCTACATAGTCAACTACTAAACCTTCTGACTTATTAAATGATGTTTTAGTTATACCAATACCTATATTAACAAGATCTTGATCAACTCTTTCTTTTATATTTTCAAATTTGTTTTGATCCAAAACAGTATTTATAGCCTCCTCTTCAGCTATTTCAATAGCCATTTTAGGTTTTAACTGCATGAATAACTCTAGCTCTTCGGGAGTATCAGGCAATTGCTGATCGTCCATACCTGACTTAGATATATCTTTTCCAAACACTTGAGCAGCTACAGCAATATCTTGTTGCATTGTCATATCATACAATATAGCTTCCTGTTGTCTTGTTCTTTTAGCTATAGATTCTGGATCCTGAGCATAAGCGTTAAGATCAAACTCTTTTTGTGATATACCGTTGCAAACAATATTAGAAAATTTAGTTAATACTGGAACTGGAGTCCAGTCTATATTCATATAAGACAAATCACCATTAACTGCTAATTCATTTTTATACTTATCCATAGGCTGTTCACCCCGGGCGTATAATCTTAGCATGTTAAAGGTCTTGTAGTTTAAATTAAATCTATTTGAAGTGCTACCTCCGAATGAAAACCATTCTTGCTCAATAGCCCTAGAAACTTTTAAACCATATTCAACAGTTGCTTTTTCTTCATCTGGTACCACCTGATCTGGAAACGAACTATTATAGCTTGTGCTTATTTTCATCTACTTAATTATTTTGGAAAAATTCCCTTTGTTATTGTATTTTTTAAATCCTAAATCGTACGACTTCTTTTTTATTTCGTTTGTTGGTCTGTACCTATGTTTATTGCAAGCCATAAGTGCTAAACCCGTGCTAATGGATGCATCAAACTTTGTTCTATTATTTATATCAAACTTAGCCCAGTCTTCTAATGTACGCTGAAAATACATATTTCCATATCCGTCTTCTTTCTCGCCTACAAAATCTTCTATATAAGTTTCAATAGCAGCGGCATGCGCTTGCTTCACGTCTTCACTTGAATTAGGTATGCCCCCAACTTCTCTTTCAGATACAGATAACTTATTTATACTTTTGTCAGGTCTATTCATAGAATAGCCTCTATAACCACGACGCTTTAAATAATAAAGTAATCTGGGTTTGTTATTTTCACATAATATTGGCATACCATAAAACACAATAGCCATTAACACATCTTCAAAAAACATTTCTGCCGTTGAAGGTCTTGCAATGTATTCAAGAAAGAAATAGTTAGGGGGTGCATCACTCATTGAAAACTTAGTCAATCCAGATAATGCCCCGTTACTTCCACCGCCGCCAACAGTACCGCTAATATCGTAACTATCACATCCAAAAGCTCCCATGTGTTCATTTCCTGGATATTTGTTACCTCGTTTTAATATTATGTTGTTTTGAAGCGATTGTTCTGGTATCCACGATATTTTAAATCTGCCGTTTTTATTTGGATAGAATATAACTCTTGTGTCTTTAATCCCCCCTTCCCATTGAAAACTTCCGGTAGTCACCATCTGCTTATTGTTTAACTCCTCGTTAAAATCAATTTGCTGATATATTTTTGTTAGGTTAAATATAGATTGTTTAGCCTCGTCTCTAAAAGCGTGTTGTTCTGTACGGGGAAATTGTCTATAATATTCGTTCAAGGCGTCAGCATCGTCTTTTAATCCTTCAACTTCATTTTCCCAGTGTTGTATTACGCCTTCTGTAATTAAATTACCTTGGGGATCTAATGTTTCTTTTTTTGGAACATCAAACACAGGATGGCCGTACTGATCAATAAAACCCTCATAATTCCATTCCATAGGAATAAACAATTTGTATAAACCTGTTTTAGTTTGCCCATTCTTATTTCTTGACGACGCATCTGATCCATCGTATATTTTCTTAAAGTTTGCTCCTCCTTTATCTAAAGCATTTGATGTTGATCCCATCATACACTTACCTACAATTCTACTACCTAATCTTAAACAAGTCTTAGTTACTCTCCAGTTGTTAAGTATGTTTGAAGGTTTTTCCCATTTACCGCTTTCGTCATGCACTAATAGTTTTAATTTTTCACCATCATAACTATTATCACCTGTGTTTTTCCAGTCAATAGTTGTGTCTAATCCATCTAGCTCTTGAGCTATCTGATTATCTTCTAATTTTCTTCTAGTAAATTTAGAAGCAGGTACTCGATATGCTAGCTCTGTTTTTGGACGGTCCATACCGTCTTGTATTGGCTTAAAGAAAAACGGATAGTTTACCGAGATTGGTACAACTTTATCCGTAAACATTTTTTTAGCGTCAGCCCCTGATTTGGACAGTATACCGAATCTAGAGTCTGAAGATATCGTAGCCGAATTAACTGTTTCTCCCGACGACATGAATGAAAATCCAGAGCGTCGATTTTTAAGGTAACAAATACCGTACGATCTTGTATCCGCTTTACAGGCCTCCCAGAATATATAGAATAATCTATTTGATTCTCTAAAGTCTGGTAATCCAACATCAATTTTGGACCACTGCAAGTACATGTAGTGAGTACCAGTAATATAAGTAGGCTTACCTTTATTGATAAACCAAAAGCCTTCTTCGCGTCTATTAAACTCTTCATCTATATATGGATGCCATTGTTCTCTAAAGGTATTGGGATAAGTGTTCCATTCTTGTACACTTTTAATTTTTTTTAATTCCTTAGGATATTCAACAGCTTGCCACTTGTTGTCACCTAAATCTTTAGCGTTTTCCGCTTTAGGCAATGCAATCATTACATTACCAATTTCGTATATTTCACCAATCTTACCTGTCTTGCTAATTACAACAACATCATAATCTGCGTTGTAACCATAATTCCATTTAGCGTAGCGATTCTTTTTCTTTATAGTAGCAGGTTTGATGTAGTCTTTGACTACTCTATATAATGTTTGTTCGTATGCCATTATTTAGATCTCCCTTCTGCAAAACCTTTAAATTGCTTTTTGCTTGGCCCTTTAGCTTCTAGTTCTAATAAGTTCTCTTCTTCATCAATTCTTGATAGAATTTCAAATGCATCAAAGATTGCTAGCTTTTTTGTAGCGGCAGCATTCTTAAGTCTG